GAAGATATAAAATTGAATGCGTTTAAATATAATTTAATATATATTAAATACTATATCTATGGACTATCAAATCCAACAATCCCCTGAATTAAATAAAAAACGAGAAAAATCTACTAAAACACAGAAACGCAAGACCAATTTATCAAGTTCTCATAAATCGCGTTTATGGGATATCTACGACGTAGACCAAAAACTGAATATATCAGAAGATGATAAAATGGAATGTTTATATGAGAATGAATCTAAACTGACGGAACAAGGATTATGTGCGTTATGTAATACGGTTCTAAAAATCTCAGAAGAAGGATTTCCAACGTGTTCCAGCGAAACGTGTGGAATTATATATACACACGAACTGGATTTTTCACCAGAATGGAGATTTTACGGGGCAGAGGATCGTAACGCAAAGGACCCAGCTCGTTGTGGTAATCCAATAAATCCGCTATTGAAAGAATCATCATTTGGATGTAAGGTATTATGTTCTAATAATTCGAGTTACGAGATGCGTCGCATAAGGAAGTGGACTGAATGGCAGTCAATGCCTCATAGAGAAAAATCATTATATTCCGAGTTTCAATTTATTACGGTTATGGCTCAAAATGCAGGTATACCTAAAATATTCATAGATAAAGCAATGGCGATACATAAAGATATATCGGAACAAAAGATGTTTAGGGGATTAAATCGCGACGGTATCAAGTCTGCGTCAATATATATAAGTTGTCGCCTAAATGGTTGTCCTCGCACAGCACACGAAATCGCGGAAATTTTCAAATTGGATAAAACGAGTGCAACCACGGGTTGCTCAATGGCAGTTAACATATTAGCGAATATAGAACGAGGTTATGAAACATCCCAACAAACCGAATTACTGACGACAACCCCATCAAATTTCATGGAACGATTCTGTAGTCACTTGAATATCAACACCGAATTAACCCTACTATCCAAGTTTGTAGCAAAAAAGGTGGAGACAAATAATATAATAAGTGATAAGTCACCCCATTCAATTGCGGCGGGTATAATATACTTCATCGCACAGAATTGTAATTTAGACGTGAGTAAGACGGATATCAAAATAGTATGTGGTGTAAGCGAAGTGACAACGAACAAATGTTTCAAGAAATTGGAAGAATTAAAAAGTGAATTACTACCGAGTGTTATAATCAATAAATACAATCGTTAAACAGACCAAAATACGAATAATAATATACGAATAATAAAAAATAATATACGTAAATACTATACGGTATAGTTATGCACCCACGAATTATTTTTTTGGTTCCATATAGAGATAGAAAAGAACATCAAGAAATTTTTGCGAAACACATGGAAAATGTGCTAGTCGATTTAGATGATTATAAAATAATATATATACATCAAATGGATACACGTAGTTTTAATCGCGGTGCAATGAAAAACATCGGATTTTTATATGTAAAGGAACAATACCCTGAAACATATAAGGATATAACTCTGGTATTCAATGATGTAGATACAATGCCGAAAACCAAAAACATAATTGATTACGATACGATAAAAGGAACAATAAAACACCACTATGGATTTTCATTTACATTGGGTGGTATTCTCTCAATAAAAGCAGGTGATTTTGAATTAATAGACGGGTTTCCAAACTTCTGGGCTTGGGGATATGAAGACAATGCTCTACAACAACGAGCGATAAAACATAACGTCAAGATAGATCGTAGTAATATGTTTGAACCCGGAAGTAAAGATATAATACATATAACCGATAACATAATAAAAACAGTGAACAAAGAAGAATTTCAAATGTACAAGAAACATATGAACGAAGGATATAAAAACATAGTAGACTTGGATTATTATTATAATGATACAAATGGTTTTTTAAACGTTCGACAGTTTAACACTGGTCGTGAAGAGAACACCCTGTATTCAAAACATTACGATATAACAAGAGGAAATAAACCATTTAAAAAACGATACCCAACGATGAATATGACGTTTAATTGAATCTAATTATGCTAACGGAAATGTTTCCATTATCTTGTATGTTAGACCAATATTACTATTATCTTCCCAAACACCCGAAATTTTCAATACAAATTGACTATTCACATTGAAACCATTTACATAGGGACAGTTCTCGCGATAAACTTTAATAACCAAGGTATCCAATTGTTCTTTTAATAAAAGTTGTATTTTTTTATCAGTTCCATTAATATGATTGAAGTATTTTAAAATATAATATTCAATATCTGATAATTTCTTAATGATACTGATGTTATTTTTCGTATCTTTCATAATGATCCTACTATATGACTTATCATATGTATATTCATTCAGATAAACATTCATATATACACCATTCATAACAATATTTTCATCGGAATATATAATTTTAGTAAATTTACCGTCCATTATAATATTCTTTCTAGTTTCTAAAAAAAATACATTATCAATAGCTATGTCATTTAATTTGAAAGCCAATAACATTATCTACATTGGACTACGACAATATGTTTATTACCTTTATTTGAAAAAGTTAATAAATAATACACGTTTAGTGTGAATGTAATTTAGTTATTATATATATATAAAATATAGTATGAGTGTCTTAATAAACGAAACACCAATAGTAAATTGGAAACACAGTGATAATACATTTACACAAATAAGTAGTGGAATAAAATATAATAACCCAACTGTTACTTCCGATAAATCAGCATATTTACGAGCGTTACCATTAAAAATTTATCGTAGAGAAATCGTAACAGATACCGCAGTTTCAAATCCACGTACATCTGGTCGTATATTTGACTTTGACCGTCCAGGTGGAACTATAACCACTGATACTACCGATTGTATCGGTATCAAAAACACACAAATAATTATTACTTCTATTGATAAGGGGTGTGAAGCGAATCCCGCTATATGTAGTGTGTTTTTATCGGCAGCAGATAATGCCCGCCGCCGTGTAAGAAGTAGTGGTATGATACGAAAACAATATAATCCGAATACAACTGCTCCTTCCTACTTTACGGATACAAAGCAATACCTAGAAAGTCGCAGTCTTTCTTATAAATCCAATAATAATTTCCATGTATATAGCGGGGATGTAACGTCCATTGCCGGTTCTTCTGGTGCATCTCGAAATATTTATACATCTAGTTCGGGTCAAAATTGTACAAAAGAAGAATTGTCTAATGTAGGGTCATTTAAATATATTTGGTTTGATGATACTAGTTATAATGTAGTTATACCACCAGGTCCGCATGACGTAAATGATTTGAATAATATTTTACATACAACAATGGCGAATAATTACCATTATTTTATAGAAGAACCTACACAACGAAAAATATTCCCATTATCATTCAAATACAATCAGGAAAATGGATATATGATTATAGAAGCAATTGGATATAATAAATCAAGTATAGTAAATTATACAGGACCGATTGACCCAAGCAACCTAGAAAATCCACCATTATGGCGTGCACATGTTCCCGATGCTCCTTCTACAAAAAACGCTCAACTTTGGTTTGATGACGAATCTTCTACCGAGTTATACTTAAAGATGGGGTCTATCATCGCAACAACTAAAATACCCGCTAACCCCAATAATGGTCTGGGAGTAACCACAATAACATTAAATACAAAGACAGCTTTCTATCCTAAGCGAAAAATAGTATATTATAAACCAAGCAATCACGGTTTCGCCGTGCAGGGTGCCGTATCATCAAGTGATTTAATTACTCGTCGGAAATATAATACGATTAATACAGTAGCAGGTTCGATGCGAAGTGCGTATGGTCACCAAACTGCGAGTGCCGTTGCTTACGGCGTTCCCTCATATGGATATACTAAAAAGGATAAGATCGGTTATCCAATGAAAAAAACCCCCACATTTTCAAAATATTCCGATATTATGAAAACATGTTCTGTTAGGACATTCGCAAATGCTATATAACAATCTCATCATTTGATATCAACGAAGAAAATTGTAAGAATGAATTTGTAGATGGAGATGTAAATGTATTTACTTCTACATTATGCTTTTCGCACCATTTAATAGATTGCAACACATTTGTTTTAATCATACTATCTAACCTGTCTTGTTTTATATTATTGGTAATCAACGACAGTGTAGTTTGTATTGTTTCCATTTGTTGCTGTCCGGATATGGCATTATATTCCTCTAATTTATTTCTGAAATGAAGTGAAACATTTATTTTCAAAAAACGATGAATATTATGTTTTGTATTAATAACCATATCTAGGTTATCTCTCAGCACGGGAAAGAAATCATCAGAATCATTAAATAAGAAATTCTTACAAACCACATATTTTTCAGAATTGGCATAGCGACTAGTCTGTGGTTTGGTAATATAAACATTTTTATAAAAAGCAGACAAAATATATAATAAGTCGACAGTGTGTTCCATATAGCAATCAAATACTTTAAGTATAAAACTCCCTCCCTGTTTTTGCATACTCAGAGCATAACAAATCTGTCCATATAACAATTTTGTAATATTCAATTCTTGATTATTAAAATTACTGGAGAAATCAAAACCTCCGTCAGCGGTAATTACATCGAATGATGATTTATATTTATCATAACAATATTGAAAATTTGCAACAGATAATATATTACCGGTATTATCTGCGCCATTTTCAATAAAAACATTTTTATTTTTACTCAAAAATTTATGACTTTTTTTCCATGCAGGAATATTATAATCTTCTTTATCGTCAAGAATAGTCATACCAATATAAGTATCTGAACGGTTATCTCGCATATGTGAAAGTGCTTCAATAAACCCCCCAGGGCCTTCCGCCAAATGAAAGCTTTTTATAGGTACATTGTTCAAAATCTTACTACTCTTACTTTCGAATGTATTAGAAGTAGAACAGTGACATATATTGAAAAAAGTGACAATCTCTATCATCTTATAGTAAGAGCGCGACAATGGTTTAATTTTGGATACGGGTGTATTTTTACCAGGTACATTAGTATTAATAAATTCATATGGATTCGTATATTTCTTATATTTATCCCACGTATCACCATGTTCATCTATTCTATTTTTGATTTGATATAGATAATTACATAATGAATGAGATACTTTCGGTTTGGATATGTCAAAATCGCTGATACACGTAATATATTTATATAGTATTATATGAGTATTTGGTAATAAAATATATAACATTTTTGGAATAAATTGCGTTATATATAATGCTACTATGGTTTTATATTCATTTTTATGTCTTCATTAAGAATTACTACCATTGGTAGTTATTTTAACCTTTTTCGGACGTTTAATCTTTATAATAACATTATCCGGTTTACTTTTTATGTCTATTTCCTCGGCAGTTTTATGTGTTACGTTTTTATAAATATTGGAAACATCAACACTCCTTACCTTGGTGAATACAAAATAACGGTTCATAAATGATATTTTTTTTTCGTCGTCGGTCATCAAATGCGCACTCTTATAATTTGACCGCTTATAAGAAGAATTTCCAGTTTCTTGATTCATCGCAGTAAATAATTCACTGAATAACCCTGAACTATCGGGTAGTCCTTTCTGGTTTGCTTCTTCCTTAGATATTAAGACAAACCCATAATCTTCCATAATTCGCTTGAAATAATTGAAATTTACCAAATATTCACGAAATGTCTTACCGATAGTATCTTGGTATACATTTATCTTATACCCCAAACTGGTATCGTCGTCTTGAAACCCCGTTTGATTATACATCTTTGTGAGTTCGAACCTTTTCTCTTGACCATTCATAATTGTAATAGAATCACCTTCATTCTTACCCTTTAATTTACCGAATACTGTCTCACCATCATAACATGTGCCAATAAAGTATCCATTGAGACGAGTGCATTCCGCTAGATTACGAACGAACTTATGAATCGTTGACCGGTTTTCGAAGAAATAATGTAAGGCGAATTGACATGAACTAATATTAAACCCCTCGCTAACGATACCATAGTGTTTGTATACACCTGCCCCCAATAAGGTTGCATCCTTAGGACCCTTCCCGAATATAGCTTTTGTAATCTCTTTATCTTTATCTGACATTAGTGCGTCACCTGAACGAATTAACTCTCCGCTATTTCCATTCACAAAAAGAGCATCCGGCATTACTTTATGTGTTTTACGATATTTCAAATATCTCGCACACGCTCCGTCCATTCGATTTTGAATATTATCCTTTGAAATATCTATTCCAAATACAAACCCAAGTTTCGCATAAATCCATTTGGGTAAATCACCCCCTTTCCCAACAGCATAATCAATAAGTGTATCATTACGATTTGCTACTGCACGAATCAACTTATTTTTTACATATAAATTATGAAAATCCCTCATTGATTTCGTCCTCTTATCATTCATATTCCGGCGGTTATAATAAACCCCCTCATTCGCTTCACCATTTTCTTCTTCTCCAAATTCTTCTATATATTCTGGTATATTGACACCCGAAGAAATCATGTCTGGGCTGATAGGTTGATGTATAGATTGCCAGTTACTATTTGCTACATGGTACGCGTTTCCGTAATTCGGTTGACCACTCCTTAATTCTGCTGTTTTATCATATCTAACCCTTAACGGTGTCCATTTCCATCCGTCACTCTTTGTAATGTCATAACTGAATTCTACAATCATATCTTCTTCAAAATACTCTCCTTCCTCTGTGAACATCAACAAATCATTGGAGCCATCACTTTTCAAAATAATATTACTGAAACACGCATTTGTGTCATATGGATTTGTTGGTTGAAATGGAACTGCCTTATATCCATCGTCTTTATCCATGTCATTCGCATTTGGTATGCGATTTTGTATAATATCTTCACATGGGTTTAGAAAACCATGTATTTTCTCATCGTAACCGCATCGTAATACAAGTGTTTTATATTGTGTTAATGCACCGTTCGTTTCAGCACTTACTCCTTCTTGGAATATATTATGTATATCATCCTTACCTGTTTTGTCCTTTTTAATAGTTACAAGGAAATCAATTGTATTATAATGAGAAGGTTTCCACTTAAATGAATGCGACCAGGTAGATTTTACAATTGGACCCGGGTTTCCTATATCAGAACTTCCAACTGCAAACCGAGCTGGTGTGAATATAAGTCCGTCTGTATTATACTTGTACAGTCCATCAGCTACATCACCTAATATTTTCGAACAACAATTGAAAATGGTCGCCGAGTTTGATGTAGCATAGAATTTTTTACATACTATCGATAAATCACAAGTACTATTTTTTATAACCGAAATTGGTTTTAATTCTGTTAGTAACTTATTCAGTAATTGAACCCTGTATACCTTGGGTTTCTTATTACTTTCGTCTTCATCTAATGATGTTTGAACTGGATAAAATTCCAATGCCCGGGTATTCTTTTTATTTATATAGTAAACATCGAACCCAGCATAGAGATTTATAGTAGTATCATGTTTATCTTGTGTTATATGTTCTCCGTCAATTAAACTATTAAATAACTCTTTAACTTTCGTAGTTGAACCTGTAAATATTATGGACATATTGGTATTTATCAGATATATTTTTCCTTCGCCATTAATAAACATCAGACATCTATCACCGTCTGCTTTATCTGTTACAGTATATTCGTTTCTTATGTTGGGTATATTTACATCTTCACTGGGTTCCATTATATTTGGAATTTGTAGTGTATAAGACGATGGGCCGGTAAAATCACGAGCCCGCATCTTCCTGGGCTGATAATCATCACCGTGTAATAATTTCATATATTCCTGTTGAATGTTGAATTGCTCTGGATATGATATAGGATAATTGGTTCCTTGTAATCCACTCATTATAATTCGTGTAAATTTACGAATAGCATCGGAAATGCTTTTAACATCGTTATATTCTGTTCCGACCCCTATGCGACTATTATCCAATTCCATTTCTATTTCATATGCTTCTGGATTATCGAATAAATTCGCGTCTTGAACCGTGTAATTTTTGATGGGTATACCATTAGCAGTCGATGATTTTTGAACTATACTAATATCAGCGAATACTGGTAAATCTTCATGCGACATTCTAATCCTATTCATATAACGAAATGTTTTTTTAGTATCGTTCCATTGATTAATTATAGTACGTACTATCGGAGAACGAGCAGTATATACCTGTTCTAATTGATAAGCAACACGCATATTGAAATCTTCAAATTCTGCGTATTTTAAATACGTCCCATCTTCCAACTGCACACCAGATTTCTGATTAAATATAATTTTATCATATGTTGTAGAAGGTAAATCTAGAAGATGTTGTATATTATTCGTCTTACAATACTCTTGTATCAAGTCGATTCCGTTTATCTCGGTACGGATATTGGACATCCGTTTCGTACCACTATTTTTATCGGTATATTCATGAAATATACGTAAACTATGTAATCCATTAACATCATTGCACGTAAAACCCTGTGCATATAGTTTTTTAACAACATTATCATAATCTATTTTGGTGAATGGTTTATGCTTACGACTATTCGTTCCAAATCTGACTTCTAGTTCATTCACTTTACCGTCCATTCGTGCAATCGGGTTACTCGCTAAATAGGTTTTGATTATTATGTCCATCTGCTCTTTTGGTGATGATGTTTTTGTATTAACCATTATAAGTAATATATAGTATATATATTATTTATATTTATTATTCAATTTTACCATATACATTTTACCATATACATTTTACCGAGATGAGTCCGTATAATTCTGTCTTTGACGTTTTCGGTTCTATCTCTACATTCACCTTATTCGCTAATATCTTCAATTCGTCAGTTTTAAAGTTTGAAATCGGTTTTAACGGCTTTTGATAACTGAATAATAATATACAATCCGTTTCTATTTGAGAAATTTTCACATCATTCGCATTCAAATCAATCCCATATGTCTTATCGTTTATCTTTCTTATTAAAATAGTTTTATCATATTCTTTATCCTTACTCGATATATCGAGATACAATCTATCTTCTTTTATGATCAAAATCCGCATCTTATAATATAGAGCGAAAGCTGGTAATGAGTTTAAACTAACCTTATCATTGACCATAATTTCGGATATGATCTCTTGGCTGCGGTCCTTCGTCATTTTCTGGTTGATGTTTTTAAGTATATTTGGTGATTTTTTGAAGTATTCTGATATTCTTTGCTTTTCTTCCATTCCCACATTTCCTGCTCTATGCCGTAACTCATTATACTGTTCAATTCCATAATGACCAATGTAACAACACCAAAATAAATGGTCTTTACTATCAGGGATTATAGACTCATCTGCTATATCAGTTAATTCTATTTTTGTATTACATACAGGATTGTCTGCGTTTGAATTATATCCCGCCCTATATGTATTAAATTTATCCACTGTATACATGATATTTTTTAATTCATATAAACGGTCAGTAGTAATAGAATCTCCTACGAATACAGTGTGTATAATGTTCATTATCTTATTATAATAAGAAGAACGCTTTAAGTATTTTATTTTTTTTCATAAATATTTGTTATGACGTTACGAGTGAGTTGGTTTCGATAGATAAGTTTATAATCAACTTGATTAATCACAGGAAAAAATGTATCACACTCAGAAGTATCATTCAGTTCGTTCAAATATAGATATTTGAAATCTTTATGTTCTAGGCACGATTTATATAACATTGAACCACCTATTATAAATATGTTTTCTATTTCATTATTACGAGACATTAAATCTGTTATAGCGTCATCAAATGTTGTATAGAATAATATAGATTTATCGGTATGTGATGTAACTGTTGTAGAAATACAGACATTTATCCTGTCACCAAGTGGGAATCTTGGAATACTTTGCATCGTATTTTTTCCCATTACTACTGCATTTTTTTTATAATTGTCTGTTGTAGTTTTTGTTACATATTGAAAATATTTTAGGTCTTCCGGAAAATACCAAGGCATCGTACCTTTGTTCCCAATTCCATTATATTTGTTTATTCCTACTATCGCACTTATCTTCATATTATAATTTGTTATAGTATTATTATTCTATATTATTGAAAAATTCTATTTTAACATTATCTTTCTCTTGTTCGGTTGTTTTCAAAAGCTTCTCTTGTTCAGTTGCGTAATCCAAGTATTTGACAATTTCATCGATTGTGTTCTGTGGACAATACGTGAGATTAACGTATACACCACTTTTATTTTCGTTTAAAATCACCTTATTACTGTCTCTCAGTATTTTCAAGATGTCTATTTGATTAATTTTATCCATTTTTTCGATTTGTTCCTTCATTTGTCTTAAATCCGATACAGTTGTCATTTATACATATATACAACAAATTTCTATATATATTTAATTCTTATCTATTTTTATCTTTATCTTTTTTTCGTCTCGCTGAATGTTCTTCGAGGGTAAAGATGCGATTGCGCATATATATTCATCGTCGAGTTCGTATCTCACGCCAATTATTTTTACAGTTATAATAGTATCTTCTTTTATACTGTTGAAATACGCATTTGTATTATGATGGTCTCGTGCAATAAATACCGTAAGTGGTGAAACACCATCTTTATCTGTATAAACAGCATGTATCCCCGCCTTAGTTATTGTTTTAGTAGTACATTCAACTAACATACCTTCTACTGGGTTACATATCATACAGTCGAATATAACCTGAAATTCTACATATTCTGAGTTTACAACACCCGATGAATACGTCATCAAAGATATAGAACCAGGTTTAATAAACCCTTCGTCTATGCATTTACCTTGATAAATATCAGAAACCTTTTCTTCTAAAATTTTTTTTATATTCTTACCAATTTCTCGTATAGACAGATGTATTTTTTTTGTTAATATTCCCTGGTTATAAACTCCATATATTTTTTGTACTTGTTTATCAGTCACTTGTTTATCAGTCACTTGTTTATCAGTCACTTGTTTATCAGTCATTATATCTATATAAGATGTATATTTTATATAGATAAGTTAAAATAAAATCTTTCAATTTTACCAATTTTTAATAGCTGACAATTCTTTGTATTTTCTAAACAAGTCGAAACTTTCTATATTTAAAAATGATATTGAATCTTTATGTGTATCGTTTACGTGTCTTGTTAGCATTTCTATCAATGTGGGTAGAGCACCTGTAATAGCTGCCTGGTCATTATTTAACAAGAATGTAAATGTAATAGTATCTCCATCTTGTTTTTTACCAATATTAAGTAACTTGTATTCTTTATTATTCTTTGTTGCTATACTCCTGTATGTTATTTTTAATTCTTTGGCTATTTCATTTATAAGTTGTTCGTTTTTATCGAATGTTCCACGTATAATTGAACCAACTTTATTCTTTGATACATCCTTCTCGCGAACCTTGAATTCACGCATCTCGTGACCGCGTTTATATTTCGAATTAATCAAACCGAATATATTATTAATTACACGTTCTTTGAAGACTAGTGACAATTCGCTAGCTAATTCTTGTTTCAATTCTTTAAAAGTTTCAATGTCTATTTCGTCACTAGTCCATTTACCGTCACTTTTCGTTACAAATATCGGTTTATGTACTGTATCTGTACCATCGGTAGCAACTGATTCTAATAAATATATATATTCTCTATTATCATCACCATATAATGTGCGTAGTTCGAAATATTTTTTTATATATTTAATAAAATTATCGTCAGATGTTGTTATTATTTGTGCATACGAATCAGAATTCAAAAATTTTATAGTATCTATACAATTCAGTGTATCTAACATATGGTATACTGTATATTTTTGTAGCGTATTTTCATCTATTTTAACATCAAATATTAAGTGGTCTTTTATATAGTTTAATGCGTCGAACCAATCGCGTTTATCTGTTTTTATCGATTTCGAAGCATTTACAAATACATCTTCGTACCTGGTCTTCATAGTATTATATATTGCATCACCGTTATTATTAATAATATCCGGTTCAGTTTCTGTAATCGTAATTGATATTTTAGATGGCGCGTCTAATGCCTCTACTGAACGCTCAAATATAGATGCATTTATATCGGTTATCCCAAATGGTTGAAAATAATAATAATTACCCTTGTTTATTAATCTACCCTTCCGCTTATATCTATCCGTTAATATTTCACTTTTGTCTTCTACTAGACTTAGTATTGACATATCGAATTGTTCACGTGTGTATGTCCCGTGAACATTGATTATATTATATAAATCATCATTTTTAAAATAGAATAGCCCCCTCGGTGCCATTTCAAATTCATGTTTAATATTTTTTATTATATTTTGCATATTACTTTTTGCGTATTCCGCATTATAAGTGACCGAATGAATTTTACTTTTTGGTGGTTTTATACCGCTACACGTTGGTTCTTCACAGTTACCATAGTCACATATTGAAGTAAAATCAAAATATGTGTTGTTTTTAATATCGATTGTATTAATTGTAAACGGGTCTCCTTCTGGGTCAGTTGAACGTATCATTTGTATTGTTGCATTATCGTCTATTCTCAGTCTGGCGTTTAAATCACTATGTTTACCGAATTCAAGAGCACAATCGATAGCTTCATTCTTTATTATTTTTGTTATTTCTCCTATTGATTTTGCTTTATTTGATGCATGCCTATATAAATATAGGTCTGCACTTTCTGTATCGTTGTCCGTTATAGTTGCATGTAAAAATATTTCAACGTTTCGTTTATTGAATTGTAGGTCATAGTGACTTTTATTCCGAATAGCCCGGCCGATAATCTGTTCTGTGCGACTTAAATTAAACCATGGTTCCAATATATGCACTTGTCTTAAATTACGGAAATCTACACCTTCACCAGCAGCACGTGAAATTATTACAACTTTTATTTCTTCGCCGTTTTTATTATCTTTACTATTTAAATTTTTTAGGTCTGTAACATTGTCTGGTGAATATCGGTCGTCTCCGGTAAGCATTATATAATGTGGAGTATATGAGTTTCCGCGTTCTCCTTTCATAGTTAAGTTTTGTTTTATTTCGTCTTTATGAAACAGATTTTTTACTGTCTTACCAACGCGGCGTTTGAAACCCAGTGATTCCAAAGCCAAAGCAACAGGAATAACACCCCCGTCTATGTATTGTGAGTATATCATAATTATACCCTCGGATTTAAGGATTATTTCGCATATTTTGCTTATTTTTACACTATGATTCGCTATGTTCTCTGCATCGAATATCCTATTTGAACTATCTATGTATTTATAGTTGGCCTTTGTTTTTTCACTATCTACTGTTTTTTCTTCGTATTTCATGACATTCGACAGTCCTCTTTCACCCAACATTGAGTGTATAATTACTTTCTGTTCGTCGTTTGTCATTCCTATAACCATTCCATCAATCCGTTCTGGTTTTCCATATACGATATTCAGGGCTTCTATCGGTCGTTGCAGCGCAGTGTAACCAAACGATGTTTGTCCTGATAATTCTGGGCGGACAATTTCCATTAATTTATTATACGCTTTCTTCTGGGCGGAGTTATCATTGAGTTTTGTGTAATACATCGACATTTTTTCCATTAGTTCATAAGATTTACTCGGCATTTCAATCCCATTCATTTGCTTTGATGGTTCTATAAATGTTTCACTATTTATACATTTTAATCTAAGAGGAAACGTATACGGGTTCTCTCCTTTAACATATGAAATATACCCTCTTAGTTTTTTAATAAGCAATGCTTTATCCTTTAATTTACCATTAGAGTCGAACACATCGGTTGTTTTTATTATACCTCTACCATCATTTAAATTCAAAATATTTGCTATCCATATTATCTCCTTATTACTATTGTACATTGGTGTGCCTGATAGTAGTAATAGTTTCATGTTCTCTGAATATCTCGCGATATCCTTTAATTGATTATATATATCACGATCACCAGTATCATCCGAATCTGTGATATCTCTAATATTATGCGCCTCATCAATGATTATAAGTCGATCATTGAACTCCTCTTTAATTCTTCTAATTTTGAATTGTTTCTTCAATGCTTCTAATTTATCACCAGTACCAGTGCGTTTGTATTCGGTGATTTCTTTTACCAAATTTCCGAATTTTGTATACCCATAAAACACATAATAGGATGATATAATGGTATTTATATTGATAATCACATCTTCACGTTTCATATTCTTTATCTCGGTTGGATTTATCTCGTTTAACATCGAATTTCCCAAACAACCGTCTATGTTCCAGTCTCCATTATTGGATTTGGTTAATTTGGATTCATCAAATAGTTGTTTTTTGAAATTATCTTGAACGTTTGGTGATGCGATTATTATTATTTTTTTTCGTTTAGTATTTCCTGTTTGTTTAATATAACTTCGCATTTCCTCTGATATTCCTATTGCGGAACAAGTCTTACCTGTTCCTAGACCGTGAAATAAAAACAATCCATTATAAGGAGTGTATTGTGAGAGAAAGTTTTTAACGAATATTTGATGAGGACTTAGTATAAAATCAGATGACTTCATATCTTCTTGTATTTCATCTAGTGTCTTTTTACTATCTTCATTATTGGTTGTTTCTGTATTAAACTCTATATGTTCTAGTAACTTTGTGTTGAATTCAGGGTCATCTAATTCTGGATATAAAAAACTATCAATATCTTCGTCTGTTGTTTTTTTTTCTTGAATACTGGATGACGTATCGTCATCTTCTTGAATACTGGATGACGTATCGTCATCTTCTTGAATACTCGATGACGTATCGTCATCTTTGCTGCCCTCTATCGTTGTTGTTTTTAAGCGTCGCATCAACATTTTTTCCCCTGTATGCACCCCTATTTTGCCATCAGTATTATTCGTTCGTTTAATGCTTTTACATTCCATTAACAATGGTTCCCAGTCTTTTTGTGTAAAGTTTAATTTTCCGATAAACTCATCTGTGATAGCTTTCTTTGTTCCATTTTCTGCTATATACTTTTTGTCTTTAACCCCGCCTAGTCTATCCTTTAAAAATTCGATTGCCGAATGTTCTTCTTTTTGAAATTTATTAAATTTATCAATTGTACCTTTTGTAAAAAAATCAGTATTGTATTTATTATCCTTATGTAACATCCAAAAAGTTTTTATGAAATATGGGTCATTATAATTATATAAATGTTCAGCGTCCACTTTAACACCCCGTTCTTTACTCGGTGTGGACAGTGAAAATTTGTCGCCACTTTTTTGATAAAAATCATTATGGTTTATAAAAATTTTATTATTATTCAATAATGGACAATTACTTCCAGTGGGATTTATATATACCCGTTTTTTTTTTATTATTTTCAGTAAAGCAACTGGTTGATTTTTTTCTATTACATTATCTGATGTTTTCAATAGTTTCTGAACTTCATCTTGAACAAGCGTTTGTTCCGGTATAGTAACTGGTTTGAAAATGGTATTTTTTTTCTTTATAGTTTTACGTTTGATAACATTCATTTTTGGTTCAACTTTTCCATATAGCATTTCGTATGCTAGATGCTTTTGTGTATTGAAATGATTTATTTCACCCCTTCCTTTTAATTCGTACGTACTGCCACAAGGACATTCTATACATTCGGGTTGTTTGTCATAATCACATTTTTTTCTAGTTTTGGATGACATCGTCGATTTATTGTATATTATAATATAATATGATATAATATACAAGACTATAACCTATAAAGTATTAATTTTTTCAAACAAACATCAACCTTGTTTATGATGTCTTTTTTTTCTAAATTATAATCTCTTATCTTGGATAAGCAGTTATCTAATGTTCCCCATTCCATTTTACTCACTTCTGATTTCTGGTAACTATCAGTATATTTTGTCTCGGATGGTTTCATGTACATTAAAAAATACTTATGTTTATAAGACTTATAATTAGACCCCGTAAATATCTCCTCATATGGCATAATATTTATCATAGGTTCGATAGTATTTATATCGTATCCAGTTTCTTCACAGAACTCACGCACCGCACATTCATAATCCTTCTCTTGGTAATTCCTTCGTCCTTTTGGGAACCCCCATTCAGGTTCTAACCACCTATCTTCGGTTTCCGCAATCAAATCGCTCAACGAATATTCCAAATCGTTACTACAATGTTTCAATATACCCTGTTTCAACATATTAAATTTACCACTGGACGTAGTTTCTTCCATCTTATACTTATTGTTATAGCCTTCATCGCCCCAAATCTTTTTCCAAAGTGTGTCAAAATCCTCTTCTATAATACTCTTCTTCTCATCGTTCGTCATCTGTTTAATCATACTTATTATATAGTCTCGGTCGTTCGGTTGATATTTTCCTCGCATAAAATCTATATACCCAAGAGTTTCCTTGCGACGTATCATGAGGTATTCAATTGTACCTTTATTAATACGAAATGCTATAACACCTAAACTGGTAATTGGTATTTTACAATTATGAAATACATGTCCAGTTTTCCCACAGTTATTACAATAATTACTAATTTTATTCATTCTGCGATATACCTCTATTATTATTATAAGATAGTTCTATATACTTTTCATATGAAATTCGACCCAGCTGTATGGGGACCACATTATTGGTTCTTCCTTCACACAATAGCACAAATATATCCCGAATCACCAGACAAAGCAACCAAGCGAAAATACTATGATTTAATACAAAATATGCCCATTTTTTTACCGATTGGCACAATGAGTAATAGATTTAGTGAATTGATTAATAAGTATCCCGTAACACCGTACTTAGATAGTCATGAATCCCTCGTTAGATGGATTCATTTCATACATAATAAAATAAATGTCTCTTTGGGTAAAGAAGAAGTAACATTACTCGAATCAGTTGACCGTTATAATAAACACTATACGGCAGCACCTATTGTAATGATGGAGAAACTAAATATAAAAAAACATCATATTTATATTTCATTGTCTTTAATATGTGTGGTATTGATTTATATTTATTCACACGATTCTTAAAATGTATCAACTATATATAAACCTATATGCGTTTTGAAATTGTTATATTTTTAATAGTTGGGTTCATAATAGCAAATATGTACACAGATGGTAAATATATTCAACTTGTATTATCGTGGAAAAAATACTTTCAAATGTTCGGTGTTGCATTCGTCGGTTATATGTTATGTTGGCTATTTCGTAGAAATCCTGAACGCGCGAAAACTATGATTATCGCATCTAATGAATATTTGAAATACTTACCAGTTGATAAAGATACATCCAGTTTTATTTCCCCCATTTTAGATTTTACTAGTAAATATGATTTTAGTCGTGGTGGTAATAATAATTCAATGAATAATAATATTAATATGATGCAAGGTGGTTCCAGTGAAAAACGTATTATTAACTCTGGTAAGCAATCTACAAAGCGTTCGGTGAGTGAAACGAAAAAAAAATTTGTCGCAGCAAAACAAAATTGGCATTGTGGTAACTGTCAGAAACAGTTACCTGCTTGGTTTGAAGTAGACCATACGGTCCGTTTGGAACACGGCGGAAGCAATCATGTAGATAACTTAGTGGCGTTATGTAGAGATTGTCACGGAGAAAAAACGGCTATGGAGAACCTTTAATTTTTAGTTGATTTACCATATACACCTTTGGAATTTTATAGTTCTAATATATATATACATTATACCAATGAATAAAACCAATCCTATGGGTAATGTCAAACTATTTGGGGATTATATAACAAAAATGTTTACTAGTAATCCTTTAAAATACAGCATGTTGCTTTTTATAACTTTTTTCTTCTCGTTAATAATATACTTTATGCCCGGTGGTGAGGAATATCATTGGACGGATGCAGATGGTAATAAACGTACAGAATTGTCTACTAAAACATCGTCGGTTAAAACGTTGAAAAATCAAGGTTCTTATTATGCTTCGATTACTTTATTTATAATCTTATCGTGTTTCTATGTTTTTAAATTTGTAGCCAAAGAGTATAAGCGTATTGTATTTATAGCGTCTGGTATTATTGCATCTCTCGTGATATTATATTATATAATAAAGAAAAGCGGTCTATATAATTATAATTACGAGTACCCCAAATCATCTGTATTTATTTTACTGACTTTGATTCCTGTTGTATTATTTTATCGGTCAATAAAGAGATATATTACAAATATGGAGGGGTGGCCAGGTTTCATTCTTAATTTTATTCTCTATATCCCCTGTTTAGTAGATGATTTTATGGAGTATATGAAAGGTCAATTTGCGATAACCTCCAATATTACATATATATTACTAGGAATTGAAACACTATTGATAGCTGGGTATATTATATTACCTTCTATATTGTCATCACCACTCAAAGGTAGTGCTTTTCCTATAATGAGCGAAGCCAATTTTTTAGACTCACGTAAAGGGTATGTTGTTAAACGACACATTGATTTTAACGTTCGTAAAGATGTTTATGATTATAGTGATAAAAGTAGTGACTGGGGAGATAATCTATTTGACCCAGGTCTCGATAAAAAAAAATCATTTGAAAGTGGTAAAAATATATTTACCCTATCTATGTGGGTATATTTGAATCAGCAAGATACTAATATCATCACCGATGATACGAATGTAGAATTTTTTTCTTATGGTTCTTCTTCTGGTGATTCTTCGCATCCAAGAATATATTACGCTGGCGTGGAGAATGGAAAAAATACATTGAAGATGCAATGTTACACTAGTTGTTCACCATTCGAAATAAACATTGAATCGCAAAAGTGGAATAATATAGTATTCAATTATAATGGAAATACTGTGGATATATTTCTAAATGGTGATTTAGTTAAAACTCATACTGTTATTAATGGTTTAGATATAAAGGACACAGATGTTTTTACGTATGGAAGTAATGTGGAATTGGATGGTGCAATCTGTAATATTAAGTATTATAAAAAACTATTAACTAAATATCAAATTGTGAATATTTATAATCTATTAAATGGACAAAACCCACCAATTAATAATATAATGTAAAAATATAGAATGAGTAACGCTATAATAATTTTAGGAACTGTTTTGGTAGTATTGATTATTTATATGTTATTTCAAAGTTACTTTAATGGAGAGCAGAAACTACTGACTCAGTCGTTATTGAAAAATGCACAGCATATTACATCAGCGAATATATCCATTCCAAATTCATCTAGCTTTTCATATGGTATTTGGATTTATGTACAACAATGGATACAACCGGGTGCGACAGAAGCAGCATCTAAAATTTTCACCCGAAAAGATGAAATCGGACTTTACTTGGGCGAAAATGCTACTTTGAAAGTTCGCGTTGCTGACAAGACTGGTAAAGATGTGACTGCTGCGACTGCTACCGACAATTACTCTGAGATAATATTAACTCAAAATTTCCCAATACAAAAATGGGTTCATGTTGGATTAGTTGTAGATGGTAATAAATTTGATGGTTATATTGATGGTAAAATGGTGAAATCCATTGGGTTAAACGGCGTTATCCAACCCAGTGAGACGGATGGGGTATACAAATCGATTGAATTCGGTCAAGGTAATACAATGGCTGATACATTAATGATAGCCGAACACAAACGTATTACGAGTGCCATGGACCCTAAGGAAATGTGGGACTTATATATGAAGGGTAATGGAGTAAATGGACTAACGCAATCAGCAGGTAGTATGAATGTAAATCTTTCGATTTTGAAAGATGGAGTCGTGAGTTCCAAAGTAGCACTATTCTAAGTATATTTTATCTATTTATTTATCGTGTATAAATATATAGAATGGATTTCAATAAACCAATTGGAGAACAATTGTCCAATAACGAAACATTTTCAAATGTTCGAGAAAAGGCGAGTAGCATGGTAACTAATATAGGCGATAGTGTTTCAAATGCGAAAGAAGGATTGAATGGTATAGTCAGTGACTATTCGTCAAGTAGTGTTGCTGATGTCGGGTCTGCTTTTCTAGACACTAATAGTTTAGTCGCAAAATTTGTATTTTTGATAGTTGTCCTAATTGCCTTCTTTCTATTAATGAATTTAGGGATATATCTCATAAGTTGGTTTGCTACCACAGATAAATCTCCATATATTTTCAAGGGTATATACAATACAAATGTTAAAAAACAAATACAACAGGACCCAAAGTTAGATAATAGTAAACCTATATATAGGTCAAACAATGAGGATAAAGGAATTGAATTCACTTGGTCGAGTTGGTTGAAACTTGACCAAGTTCCAAAAGTAGAAGCCACTAAGAACCATTTATTCCATATATACAATAAGGGTTCGGAACCACCGCAAACTCCGTCGGATGGTAATACTGGTTCAGTTATTCGTAATGACGATTCCAACCCAAATTACGCCCTGAAAAATTGTCCGGGTCTTTATGTAACTGATGTTTCCGCTAACCCAACCCGTTTACAGTTAAACATTAAAATAGATACAGTTGGTAGTGTAGATGAAGAGCCTATAACGATTCAGGATTTACCAATTCAACGTTGGTTTCATTTAGCAATCCGTCTACAAAACAAGATTATTGATGTTTACGTGAATGGAACTATTACAACGCGTGTGCCATTTACAGCAATACCAGAACAAAATTATGGTGACGTTTTTATCGGTTATCACGGTTATAATGGTAGTATATCGAATTTGAGATATTTCGATAGTGCGCTAAGTGTGTTCCAAATAAGTAATATTGTTATGTCCGGACCAAATTTAAAGAATCCGGATGAAAATCAGAATACTGGTAGTAGTGACTATCTTTCTAGTTCTTGGTATACTAATGATAATTATTAATAAAAATCATAATAATATACGTTTTGTATATATTATTATGTCCGAAACATTATGTGAATTATTAGCTAGACGGCGTAAAATATTAAACAACCGTAAGGCACCTATACGACTAGAAATAGAGAACCCATATACAGATACAGATGGGAACCAAAAAAAGGATGCTTCCGATAATTTAATTACATCTTACCGAATATACGAACGTAGAAAAGCTGAGATACTTCAATATAATAAAACGTCTAATGTGAAAGGTAAATTAACAATAGCACAGAAATATAAACAGACAATCGAAAGCATAGGACGTACGAGTAATAGAATTGTTGAGAACGCAGATGGGTCGTCAATTACTTTTGGTGTATCTAGATGTCCCGATGATCTTTATTTACCAACGACTAGTAGCGCTGCCGGAATACCCGGCCCGTCATTTATAATACAGTATCGTCCAGAAGTGCCTTTGTATGGATATGCATTAAACGCGCAACAATTTGGAACCCCGAATATTGGTTCCTTGAACGCATGGGATTTTAATACTGGAACCAATATTCAATCATTTTCTGACGATTGGACAACATTGATGAGTATATTTCATAATATTGATAATATTGATAGTGAACAAGTGAATAAAGAGTATCAATTCAATATGGTAATACCCATTGGACTATATGTTGCAGGAGATATTTCTGACGAACTCGATATAGATACATCGTCCAATCATATATCGATTGATAATATAGGTGTTCAAATCCTAGACCATAGAGGGAATATTGTTTCTATACCTGTGATTTCTAACGTATTTAATGATATTTCCATGAATTATACTTTGGATAATTCTGGTAATTTCAACGCCCTTAAATATATGGGTAATTTATCACTAGGAATAAAACTAAGAATAGAAACTCTTTCATATTATGAAATACAACTCAAATTTAATATTAAAAAACAAGACCCAAACGACTATGTAGCCGAATCATATGTATCCTCAGTCTATATGAATCTAACTTCAAATAATATTGGATTCAAAACGAATATAGATTCCGTTCAACTGGTTAAAGGTGGAACTTATCTACCGCTCCCATATACAGATTTTACAATAACGGGTATAGCACAGACCTAAGCACAAATACCAGGTCGTCGTTTGTTATTGAATACATATAATATTTCAAATAAACCTAATTCTTCTATAATGTTCAAAAATTTTTCGTATGCAAGGTAAAACCATTTATTCTGACTAGTAAGCGCATTTGTTTTATCATTCATTGGTTCGTAGTTGTGTTGTATATTAGTTTCATTCCTATTTATTTTTCTGTATAAACTATTTTGTACAATTGGTGTAAAGTTTAATTTTATGATAGATTCATTTGTATCTATTTTTTTATATATAGTATTTTTACGAATTATATTATTATTAGGTTCGCATAATATCCAATCATCGTCCTCATTCGGGTTTTTTACATCATTATACCCAGTATCACTTATGACTGCACGAGTGATGGGGTTTTTGAATGGGCAATTATGTAATTTGAGCATAATAGAATTTTGTCGTATTGCATACATTTGATAACTATGATTATAATTATCAAACATTTTATTTTGAAGTATTTACGTAATTATATATTATATATGCTTACATTGGTCTAAATGTGTATTAATTTACCAATGTAACACGTTGCTTGTCTGGTAATACATTTGTAATAAGATTTGGGTTTATACAACTTTCATGTGTAGGAAAAATATCACCAGACATACACTTATCTGCGTCTTTAATCGATGCACAAGACCGTCTTTGATTATGGTCTCCGATTAAACACCAATTTGTTTTCTTCGCTGTTATTGGATTTTGTATACTGGTTTCACTAGAATCTGGTTCAGGTTCGTCTTCTGATTTACCACCACTAGATACTTCTATTTTATCTGAAATCTCTCTTTTACTTGCGTCTATCAGTATATTACCTACACTTTGGAGTGTATCTTCTGCTATATCTATTCCCGTTTTGGCAGTGTCACCTATCACATCGCTTGTTGTGTTCAATGTTACACCTGTTATATAAGCAAAAGCTGATAAAAAACTACCGATTAATGGTCGTAGCATGTCTACTATGTATTCTACCACGCCGCGTGTAGATTGAATTAAATCTATACCTATCACAGATGATGCAAGTAATACTACTAAAATTATAATAATAATATTTTTAAACTCAAAACTGGGTAATGGTATATCTGGTTTATTGTATTGGGGTATATCTGGATTATTCACTTCATCTTCTGTTAAAGTTGTGATTGTGTTCATTATTATATAATAATCATATACTTTTATTAGAACCTTTTCGTTTGGAGTGGTTAAATTTATTATATAAATAGTTAAATGCAATCTTTTAAATTTGTAGAAACGTTTTTCATTTTAAGTTTAGGTATTACTTTTGCTTTAATTATAACATTGGTCTATCATTTCAAAAAACGGATGGAAAACATGGAAACAAAATGCGATACAATGTTCGACATTGTTCAAAATTTAGCAAAAGAAGTACTGGAATTTAAACAAACAAATTATGTAGAACAACCTATGCCTCTACGTGCTCAGCAAGTCGCATATGACATATTAGACGATGCCGTTGATAATAACATGACAGACAATCATTATGGTTCTGACGATGATGAAGATGATGAAGATGAAGATGATGAAGATGATGATGATGATGAAGATGATGAAGATGATGAAGATGATGAAGATGATGATGATGAAGACGATGATGGTAACAATAAATCGTTCAATAAGATAACCATACCCAATGATAGTGTACGAGTTGTAGAATTAAGCAATCAAGTTATAGAATTATCACCTATATTAGACGAACATTTAGTAACTTCTGAATTTTTAGACGAAGATGAGACAAAACCCGTGGAATTAAATACTGACGAATTATTCAGTGTTAATAAGGTATTAGATGAAAATGATGCCGAAACGGAGGAAGCGAATGGAAGTAATTTTAGTAAAAGTGCATTAAAAAAACTTAAAATCTCACAACTAAAAAAAATAGCAACTGATAAACACCTCACAATTAACGATACTATGACTAAAAACGAAATCATTGATATTATAATAGTAAATTAAATCTTAATCATATATATAATGTCTTATATACAAAGCACTAATTACACAAAATACGATTCAAATATTAAACCATATAGTTTCTTTTCTTTATTAGTAAAACCAATTCACGAACCAATTGTACCGACGATTAAAAATAATAAAGGTTATGAGTTAAAGGCATTTTGGCAACCAGAAGCTTTAGATAATAATAAATTATTGTTGAATTCATCTATACAAACGAATTCTGATTATCGTAAGTATATGACACGTAAAGCAACTATCATTCGAGACCATAATATGCGCTATCTAATGAAGTAATTATAATTCCATATCTGATGAATCGTCCGTCATATCTGATGAATCGTCCGTCATATCTGATGAATCGTCCGTCATATCTAATGAATCGTCTGATAATAGGATTACATTTGAACTGGGTTCAATTCTCTTGCGATTTCCTACTTGTATACTATGTATTATTGCCTCTAGTCGTTCATTATTTTCAGATGTAAAAGACGAATCTAATAATATATTTATCATTTTATTCAATCCGACATCATAATAAGAAATATCTATTCCCAATTTATGGTTATCAAAATCAACAAATTTATCGTATAATTTATTCTCGGTTATTTCAATAACTATATATACACTATTTCCTTCATATAATTCATTTATCGTTGCCTTATTGTCGTTTGTAATAACAACTTTATTATTTGATGCAATTATTCGTTTTATGTCTATCCCATAAGTTGGTATAAATGTTAAATTTATATCTACTGATTTTAATTTCGTAATTATATTATCTATATTTTCCTCTACTTGTATATAGAAAAGAATTGTATTTTTAACATTAGAATCATAAACACAACAATTCATATGCTGTTATTATATAAAATATGTTTATATTAAGATTTGAATCAATAATATTTATTCATCGCATTATAAGTATTTTGTGAAAATGTGTATATATACACTTCTTGTAGTATCTATATAGAAATGAAATTGGCTAGTTTTGACGTAGGAATAAAAAACATGGCGTATTGTTATTTCGATATATCTGGTGAAAAAATCGAGGTTAAGGATTGGAATGTGATTAACTTAATGCCCAATGCCAATAAAAATACAGTGTTGTGTAATTCGAATGTTGTAATAAAGGGTAATGCGAAAAAAAAAGTTATACCGCTCACCAAGCTGTGTGGTAATAAAGCTAAGTATACCAAGGACGAACTTTGTTTTTGTGAAACACATGCCAAGACTAGTAATTATTTAATGCCTTCCAATATCCATAAAGGTAGTTCATTAAACAAAATGAAAACGGACGAATTGAAACATATGGCCTTATCATATAATATTACACCAGGGAACACGAAGAAATGTATAATTAAACAAATGTACGAATACTTTGACGAGCATTCATTGAAACCAATTATAAAGACTAAAAGTAACGCATCCAATATAGATCTTATAACAATTGGACAAAACATTAAAACCGAATTTGATAAAGTCGATTTTTCACAAGTTGACTGTGTTATTATAGAGAACCAGATATCACCCATAGCGAATCGCATGAAATCAATACAAGGAATGCTAGCTCAGTATTTTATAATGAGACATGAGACAATACAAATTGAATTTTTATCATCTTCTAATAAATTGAAAGGTTTTGAAAAAGAACATAATTCACTGGAATCTAATTATAAACAACATAAGATGGATGCAGTATTTCACACTAAGCGTATTATAGAGAACCCGATATTCAGTTATTGGAAACACCATGTATTAGAACATAAAAAAATAGACGATATGGCTGACGCTTTTTTACAAGGTTTATGGTATCTAAATAAACATAATATTATTAATATTGCGTAGAACTTAAACATAAATTTTATGTAATAATAATAGACTATGGAAGAAATTAACTTGAACGATTTAGAACACATAAACATTTCATTCGGTGATACAGTAACTTCGAGTAGTCTCGGGGAGGGGATGGAGTTATTAATGAATGACAAAAAGGCGAATGATACAACAAAAACGAAGATTGATTTAGGCGAATTAGACAGACTAGAAGAAGAATTGAATGACCTTTCATCTGTTAATATTCGAACGGATACAAATCACGAGGTGAAACAGGTAGAGACCAACCATTCTTTTGGAGGATTTGCCAAATCTCTATTTGGTATGAACGAAGATAAAAATGTAGAACACGTAACTGCTAACGATTCTAAATTGGGTTCTTCTACTGCCGAATCTATGGGAACGCGCAGTAAGACATGGGATGGATTTACAAAATTGGGTGGTGATAGTAAACCTTCGTCATCGGCAAATAATATTACTGATAGAGAGAAGCGACGAAAAAAACGCATGATGTTAAAACATTTAGATGAGTGGCACGAAAGGGGAATCATTAAAAACATGTCCAAACTTACTATGGAGTCGAATTATGATGAAATTGAAGATGAATACGAGGGAGCATTGGACGATAAGCATAAGCGAGATTCTGTAAAGATTCAGCAGAATTGGCTTATTACAATGGTAAATACAATCGAATATGGTAATTCGATGTTCGACCCATTTGGTGTGTCTCTCGATGGTTGGGGCGAATCCATCGGAGAGGATATCGATAGTTATAATGAAATATTTGAGGAGTTACATACGAAATACAAGGGGGGTAAAATGAGTCCAGAACTAAGTCTTCTACTTCGCCTAGGTTTTAGCGCGAGTGTCGTTCATTTTAGTAATAAAGCATTATCCACAGCTGCACCCGGATTCAATGATGTTATTAGACAGTCACCAGAATTGATGCGTATGTTCACAGATGCAACTGTTAGTTCTATGAAAGAAAAGGCACCTGGTATGTCATTTGCCAGTGAATTATTACAGCAAAATAGACCAGGAACAAATCATCCACCACCAGTGTCGGTTAAAACTCGCGACCAAGCACCCCCACAAAGACCTGGTATGACTTTTACATCGAATGATAATATTGGTTCTACTATGTTCAGAGAAACGGGCGTAAGCGTTGATTCGCGTTCATCTGTTAATAGTCAGCCCAGACCAGAAATGTCGGGACCAAGTAATGCAAATATTAATGATATACTATCTGGATTAAAAACTAAAAATATTGACATCAGAAGCGACCCGAAAGATAACGATTCCATAGTAAGTATTTCGAGTATTAAAGATATGAGTGATACAGTTCTACCCAAGAAACCCAATCGTAGGAAATCCGATAAAAATGTTATTTCGCTTGATATTTAGACCATTGAATATTTGAAACTCTGACTTCAACCCATCCCAATATTATAATTTCTTGAAAATTGGATATAAGATTGAAATTGCATAATCAGTATCACATCTTCACTGTTCAAATGAGCAAAATAAGTAATTATTCAAAGGTGTAAAGTTACGCATTATTATGTATATTGAATACATCATAATGTCAAAATATTTAATTTCTTTTTTTGGACTGTCTGTTTTTTGACTGTCTGGATTTTTTACTTCTTCCACCGCTTGATTTTGTTTTTTTGACAGATTTGGTATGTCTTTGCTTGGTAGGTTTTTTATTTTTTTTCCCTCCGAAAAAATCAAAGAATGCATTTCCTGAATTCTGTTTTTCATTTAACTCATATTTGTTTTCAGCACCTTGCTGTTGCTGTTGCTGTTGGTTACCACCTTGATGTTGCTGTTGTTGTTGCTGTTGTTGTTGCTGTTGTTGTTGTTGTTGTTGTTGTTGTTGTTGCTGTTGGTTACCACCTTGCTGTTGCATTTCTTGGTTACCACCTTGCTGTTGCATTTCTTGGTTACCACCTTGCTGTTGCATTTCTTGGTTACCACCTTGCTGTTGCTTTCTATAATCTTTTTTAGCGTCGGTCATTGCTTGTGAGTATTTATAATTAGAATTCTGTTGTTTCCCGTTCTTGTAAGTTTGTTGCAAGTGTTGCATCCATCTTGTTTGTGATTTCATGATATATAATAGTACAATATAATATTTTAAAATACCCAATATTTTAAACGTACGCACCGTGATATGTTAAAAATATCCATAATTTTTTTCCTAAACAATTATATTACAATTGTAATGATTTATTACATTGTTCATAAAAAAACGTAAATAAAAACACTGTTGTTATAAATCTTCAAAGGTGTAAAAAAGAATTCGATATAATATACACCTTTGATTTTTATTTGTAAACAACTTAGAGATGTCCCGTTTTAAATATTCAAGGGTGTAATATGAATGCAGATGACGAATTAATTGTTAATTTAATTGTAATAAGTAAGGTACAGATAAATACCAAATTATACACATCTGGTATTTACTTGAATTTAGAACAACCCAGTTATATACCAGAAAGTGTGAGGCGATGGATACGTCAGGATAGTAGAGATGAAACAATAAAAAAAATAAACCGTATAGTGACTCGTGCACTGGACGAATACCGGCGCGATCCGGTAGTTTGTAAATTGTATAAAGAATATTTATTCGACGCGAAGAAAGGCCTTTTAAATTTAAGAGAAACATATTCGAATTGTATTCAAACAGTTGCGCGTATAGATACATTGATTAGTAAGATTTCGTCAATTGACCCACATTATAATCTTTGTAAAACTACCACAGACGATATGAATGCATTGAATTCTAATGATGACATAAACGATGACGATTCATAATAATAATAATAATAATAATAATCGTGAATAAACTTAAAGATTTTATTACATACCCTGCATATGGTATATAATTTTGACGATATCTTACATAATATAACCCAACAAATTGTAAAGTTTGGTATACAATTGGTTTTAGTGTTTAATGTTATCAAAACCCATGTATGTATGAATTATAATAAATTATATATTAATAATGAATTGTTTCATAAATGCATTGATACATTACAAGTAAATTCATATCATGTCAAGAAACTCGCACTACCTTATTATATAGAACCACCGTTTTCCTATTTTAAGGTATGTTATAAGGACCACAATTATAAAGAACAGTATATGAATATAGATTCTATTTTATATGATACCAATACGGCAACCACATTATCTGGATTGGTTTCTACATATAAAAACATGTTTTCGATTATTAAACCGATTATTAAAAAAAACGAACTCGAATATCTGGTATTACTTCATTATAGGAATCTAACAGACGATTATATAATATCACGCTTGTTGTATGATAATGATAATATTTGTGATGTAAAACCTACTCGAAATTATTTTTTATCCATTGAGTATGAACACCCAAAAATGGAAACTGCTATATCATTTAATTTAGACAAAAGGTATTTAATTTCAGGAAATGAATTATTTTCACCTTGTTTTGTGTTGAAGTGTTTGAATTATCAAAAGGAACCATATGTGTTTGATAAAGATTATAGTTTATCTATTTTAGATTCGGATATAAAAAATATTACTATTGGTAGTGGTAATTTTATAAGACTTACCGAGAATAAATATGAAGTTGTGGAACTCGAAATAAGTAATAAAACTGATTAGTTAAATCAATTTAAAAAAAAAACACTTATACTATTAGAGACATGGAAACAAATGTCGCAACCACGTCGAAAAAACCTTCCCATCCATTGCTTGGTATATGGGATTTATATTTCCATTTACCACAGGATAAACGGTGGGATATTAAAAGTTATGAAATAATCGCGAACAATATTGATAGTATTGAGCGCGCAATTGTAATAAACGAGTCTTTACCCGAAAAGGTTATTAAATATTGTATGTTATTTGCAATGAGAAAGGGGGTTGCACCTATGTGGGAGGATCCAGCTAATCGCGATGGTGGATGTTTTTCGTTTAAAGTACTGAATAAGGTAGTTGATACTGTTTGGAAAGATTTGTTTTATGCTATATGTGGAGAAACACTATTCCAGAATAAATCTCATAATAAAAATGTTACGGGTATTACTGTCTCTCCAAAACGTAATTTTTGTGTAATAAAAATATGGTTGAGTGGTTGCTCTATTCAAGACCCAAATACAATGATTGATATCACCGGTCTATCAAAAGAAGGTTGCTTGTTCAAAAAACATTCTATGGCTACAATGTTCAAGAAACATTAGACTATTACGAAAGTAAAATCTTGTTTTTATTATTTACAAATATAATAAAAACCTATAATCTAGGAAGATCCGCCAGACACATTCGTATCTCACCAAGACTTGCGACATCATATTTTGCAATCAATGGTAGGTCATTTCCAAGGTACAATTCCAGATTTGTGCATAATGGTGTGCATTTAATAAAGTGACTGAGACTTTTTAGTGAGAATTCTCCTTGGACGACGACCGACATATCTGGTTTTTTTGAAAATTCCATATTCCCATTAGACTCAGAACGGAATATATTTGAACTCGCAAATGTGCCTTTACAAGCAAATGTTAAATCATTACCCGATGATTTTATCTCGATTCTATCCGATATACCGTTCATATCGCGAATTATTTTTTGGAAATCTGTTGTTGGTAGATTTATAGTAATCGGATACGTTACATCAGGGACGACGAGTTCCTCTGGGTCGGGTTCAATCAATCTTAATTTCTGTGTATATCGTTGTTTAATGTCTCCATTATCATATTGTAATCCCAAGTGTGAAACTACACCATCATGGTAGTCTTCTTCGTCAATATAGATTGTTAAAGTATCGTCATTGGACATCGTAGAAATTAACTTGAATAAATGTAGTGTATTTGCACATACTATAATTTTATCGGGGTCACATCTATATTGTTCAAATCTATCGGCATATAACACTACATTCACTAATATAGTATGCGTCTTATCGAAATTAATTATTTTTAATCCTTGTTTTGTAAATGTAATTGATGCATCAGTTAAAACGTCTTTTAATGCCGTTATTGTATTTCGTATAGGAGATACTTGAACACTTTTGATTTCTAGTACACGTTTTTTTGGTTCGTTCATATTAGTGTATATTTGTTTATAACATTTTACTGTTTATATATTTTAACTAATAAATATAATCGTTAGACGATGTTGGAATTATAACTTTATTTTTTTTTTGTTAAGTTGCATTTATCGTTTTTTATACATAGTGATTTCGCCAATTTTAATGATTTACTATTCGCATCGCAACCGTTTTCTAATAAATGGTAATCTATAATTGCTGCATTACCCCCAGTAAGTGCAGAAGCTAGACGGGCATATCCCCAGCTGTGGGGGGTTTGGTTTGGACGAGAACCCGAACTTAAATATGCACCCTCACCTTTATTTATTATTTTTTTCAATGTATCTATACTACATTTGGTTTTTTCTGCTAATTCTTTATTTGGTGTCGCGTTTTTAACTTTGTATAATTGTTGTAGTCGCGCCATGTGATTTGAACGACGACTTTTGAAACTCTTTATTTTCGGTCGTATGAAATACTTACCTTTCTTATAATATTTTCTTGATTTGTTAAGATATTTCATTTGTTTTGTCTTGTCTTTTCTTGTTAGGTTTCTAGGAACATAGCGAATTGGAACTTTGTCGCTTTTGTTTATTTTGATGCGAACCATCTATATGTATATGTTATATTATAAAAAAACAAGATTTTGTTCCATTGATTCAAATGTTCAGCGGTGTAAAATAAACTCTTACTAGTTAAGTGTGCGATTTCCAATGTCAAACCAGCGTACCCTCTCATTATTCAAAATAAAACCGATATAAACAATTCGTTATATTAATGATAGTATGAATATATTATCACCCCAATTATCGTGTCATATAACACCAGTGTTAGCAATTGTAGGTTATTTAACATATCCCGAAAAATTACGGATAAATCCCACATTGTTGTATACATTGTCTGTTATTCATAATGGAATATTGGTTGTATTTAGTGCTTGGACTTTTTTATCATTGTCGCATATTATTTATACCGACGGAATAGTATTCCAATCTAATTATTATTTTCAAAATCCGCATTTTGATACTGTTATTTACTGGTTTTACATCTCAAAATACTACGAGTTATTCGATACATTCTTATTATATTTGAACGGTAAATCGCCTATATTCCTTCAAAAATATCATCATATAGGGGCGATCATTTGTTGGCATTTACCTTACGTGTATAAAGTTGATGCTATTTGGATACCAAGTATCGCAAATTCTTTCGTCCATACGATAATGTATTCTTATTATTTGGGTTGTTTATTGAGAATCAATCAAGTTCGTTTTATAAAAAAATATATAACCACTTTACAGATAGCACAATTGTCGTTTGGACATTATCATGTTTTGGTAAAATATAAACCACCCGTTGAAACATATGTTAATTATAGTATTATGATACTGTTTTGTGTTTATGTATGTGGTCTGATATTTATGTTTTCTTTGTTTTATTATAGGAATTATCTAAAACCGAAACGTGAATAATGTATAATAAAAAACAATTTATAGTAATATACATATATAT